TGGGATCCTCAATATGGTATTAATATGTTAGTTGTACCAACTACGTTAAATGGTTATTGTATTGATTCTATATATGCAAGAGCTTTAACTTGCTCAACTTGTCCTCCAGCAGCAGGTGATAAAGATTTTTATATTGGTGTTTATAAAGCAGGAAATTCTACAAGAATACAAACAACTGGAATGTCATTACAAGGTAGTCAAATTGCAATGAATGAATATGACTTAAAAGAAGTCAATGTAAACTATACACTTACAACTGGTGATGTTTGGTGGTTGTATTTAAACGGTACATACACAAGTGATATGTTATACATCACAGGAGGCTTTGTAATTAAAAAAACGTGCAACTAAAAAACATAAACATGAAACAACTCCTTTCCCTCTTCCTCCTCCTTTTGCCTTGCTTTGCATGGGCACAATATCCAAGCAATGGCAATCAAAAGATAACGCTTGGAGAACAGACGACTGCCGATGGGCTTATTTTTCGGGGCGTGGCGGCAACTGATACGGTGCGAAAACCAAGTATTGATACCATGGCTTACATGGTTCTTGATACCACTACAAATATAATATGGCATTATAAAAAGGCAACGAGCAACGCATGGTTGCGTTTAAACCTTTTGCCGAGTGATACGGCTTCGATGCTTACAAATTATTGGAGGTCAGGTAGATTTAGTGGCACTTTGCCTGTGGCAAATGGGGGAACAAATACATCAACTGCATTCACGGCTGGTTCAGTTGTATTTGCTGGAAGTGGCGGAACTTATAGTCAAGATAATTCAAATTTATTTTATAATGATACTGATAATAGATTAGGCATTGGTACTTCCGTTGTAAATTCAAGATTAGTTGTTAAAGGTGTTACAAATACAAGTGGAGAATCAGCATTAAATGTTACTAACTCATCAGATGCTTCATTACTATTTGTTAGAAATGATGGAAGAATTGGTATGGGTACTTCAACACCAGCATATAGATTTGTAATATCCAATCAAGGAGCAGAGGGAATTGAATTAGATGCAGGTATAAATCAAAGCAATAAAAATTTTATAGTTAATTATAATAGAAGTACAGGAAATTATATTGAAATGCAAATTAATGCCAGTAAAACAATTTTAGGAATGCAAGGCAACGTCGGCATTGGAACTGAAACTCCGTCAGTTCAATTTCATACAACAGGCGATGTAAGGTTTGCAGGGTTAGTAAATTATGACCCAGTTGAAACAGATGCAGATGGTGATATAATAGATGGTGGCGCATCTGATTTTAATTTAAAAAACAGTATTGAACCTATAAATTACGGAATTAATTGTATAAATAAACTTAAACCAGTGTCTTATCTATGGAATGATGTAAATAGAAAACTTGACTCAACAATTCCAGATATTGGGTTTATTGCTCAAGATGTTATGGATGTTATACCTGAAGCGGTAAGAAGTAATGGTGATGGCGATTTACAACTAAATTACAAAGCAATTACTGCAACATTAGTCAAAGCAATCCAGGAACAACAAGCCCTCATCAAAGCCCTTGAACAAAGAATTATTAACCTTGAAAATAAATAAAATGAGATACCTATTTTTATTCTTTCCCTTCTTTTCCTTTGCCCAAGACATTGTCAAAGACACTGTTTACATACAAAAGCAAGGCAACATTTATTACATTATTCAGCAAACGACTTTGTCTGATAGCACAGTGACAGGCTCAAAGCAAATACTTGGTGATAGTGCAACTGCCATTCAAAGCCTTGTTACCGATGCTGAAAGGCAAAGCAACACATTAGCCATTCATGCTAAACCTTTAATTACTAAAGGCAAAACTGTACAAAGGATTAATTACTACAATGACTTGCACGTTCAAATAAGTGGAAAGCCTGTTTATTTTACAACGGCTCAACGGGACACGGCAAAGTTTTTGGGAGACTGGAAATTAAATTTTAACGGTGAAATTATTGATGGTAAGATTGAGTTAAATGTAAACAAACGTTTAATCTTTAATCCAGACAATGGCAAGGTTTACACCATTTCAACCAACTTACTTTTATCTACATTTACTAATCAAGTTTCCTTTGCCTTTAACGGTGTTAAATACGACTTGTACAAATATGCTGATGGCAAATTTGCAACCGTAGATGGAGATGTGAGGTTAATAAAACTTGAATAATGAAAGCAACCTTAATCAACCTTTTGCACCTTGGATGGGAAAAGATAACGTATGCCATTTGTTGCGGATGGATATTTTCATTCTTCATTCCTATTAAGGGATTTTTGATATTTAGTGTATTTGTTGTTTTTTGTGACATGGCAACGGGAATCATTGCGGCAAAGAAGGAAGGGCAAAAGATAAATAGTCGTGGACTTTATCGTACCATAGAAAAAATAGTGGTTTATTTTTGTGCTATCCTTATTTTCGAAGGTGCAAGAAATACTTTTAGCCTTCCTTTCAACATTACATACATGGCAGCGTTTTTAATTGCAACCGTGGAATTGTATTCTATATCAGAAAATATAAAACGTATCACAGGCGTAAATCTGGGCGTTTTAATCACACGTTTTTTTAATCGTTAAAATAAATAATATGCAGACTAATTTAAAAGAAGCCTTAAAAAATGCAGACGGAATAAAATCACCAATGGGTGACATTGCTTGTTACTCAATGAACTTTGCGGAGCTTGCAAGTGAAATTAATGTTCATCTTGAAGGCAATAAAGTAAAATTTACTTGGCGCGAATATATCCAACTTGCTCAAATCATTTGGGATAAAATTAAAGAAACAAGCCGCGAATGTGCAGGAAAAGAGATTGAGGTAAAACTTCCAGCAAAGTTATCAATCATTAGTGCGGCTTTTGCACTCATTGGTTTTAAATTATAGGCGCAGAGAATCGCTACCTTATGCGGCTTCAGGGAGGTATATTGATTTATGCCTCCCTTTAAAATTGTAAATTATGAATAAAAATGAATTTTGTATTTTCTTAGATGCTGGTCATGGTGGTATTAATCCTAAGGTAAAATTACCAAATGGTTACACAACCTACCCTTCTAAATGTGCGCAACATAATAATGGTACTTTTCATTCTTATGGATGGTTTTTTGAAGGTGTGTTTAATCGGGTCGTTGTGCAATATATTGAACAATATTTGAATGATTGGGGATTTGTAACAATGAAGGTATATGATGAAGTCTTAGACACATCACTAACCAAAAGAGTAAATAAAGCGAATTTTGCAGCTAAAAATTATAAGGCATCTTTGTATTTAAGCATTCATGGCAATGCAGCCGAAAACAAAAGTGCTAGAGGATGGGAGGTTTTTACTTCGCCCGGACAAACCAAATCAGATATTTATGCAGAACTTTTATTTAAGGAGGTAAAATCAAAATTTCCTAATTGGATTTTTAGGGCTGATTTAACCGATGGAGATCATGATAAAGAAGATAGGTTTTACGTTTTAACCCAAACCGATATGCCTTCAGTTTTATCTGAAAATGGATTCTTCACGAATTATCATGATGCTAAATTAATGTTTGATACAGACTTTCAAAATAAAATAGCTTTGTGTCACGCTAGAGCTGTTTTTGAATACGCAACAAAAATAGGTTTACTAAATGCTTAAATAAAAAGGGGGAGACGCAAATGTCACCCCGATATTACCACTAATTAACAAAATGTAATCAACCTAATTTATATATTTCTTTAATAAAGTTAATGCTAAATCTCTAACATTATCTCCATTTGATTCTTTATAAATTTTGTACGCTATCGTAATCATTCTTCCTGATTCCATCATGTCCATTGGTGCCCTTTCATCTTTCATTAAAGGTTCAAGGTAAAATTTAAGCATAAATAATTTTGCTTGCGTTCCTTCGGCATATCTGATAGGTTTTGGATATTGCTTAGAAATTTTTTCAATTTCCTTCCATGTAGCAACACTAATACCATCTATCATTTCACTATTTTTTTTCATGTTTTTGGTAATTTTTAGCCTGTAAAGCAAGAGTAAAACAGTCTATTTCATCCTGACTTATTTTGGCTGGTTTAAAATTTGGTTCAAATTTGTAGCCTTCGTTCTGAAAGACTTTCATAAATGATATTTTTGTCCATTTACTCCCTTTTTGTAAAGGTGAAATATTATAGGCTTCGCAGCCATTTTCTTTAATCCATTCATAAGCTATTCTTGAAGCCGCTTGATTCATGCCTACCTTTCTGGATATACGGGAAAGGATAGCGCGATTAATGGAAGAATTAAAGGTTACATTTTGAAGGCTACTATCTTCCACTAAAACAACAACGTTTTCATAATCTTTATGCCAGTGAAAAGAATCTTCCAAAAAATCTACAAACCTTTTGTATTTTTTAAATTCAACTTCTTTGTTTGGCTTAATAAAACACGCTGCCATTCCGTTTATTCTTATTGCTGGGTCAACTCCGATATAGGTTCTCAAAATAGTGATAATTGAAATGAAGTAATATTTCTTCTAAAATTCTTAGGCACTTCTTCACTGTCATTCTTAACAATGATTTTACGCCTTCTTCGCTTTATAATTTTAGGTTCATTTATTCCGTAGGCTTCAACTCCTTTATCTACAAAGTTTATTTCCAAAAGATACCCAAAAACAATGATAGTTCCAACAAATAAAAACATGGTAATATATTCCCCTCCTTCATAATGTTCCTGTAGTCCGAAGAATATTTCAATTAAAGCCACAATCGTCGCGCCTAATGCTATTTTAGGTGGGTAAGTACTTCTACCTTTAGTGGGATTAAGAAAGTCCATAAAAACGACGGCAAATCGCCCTAATTGTAGAATTGAGGCTGCTATAATAGCTAACCAAAAATCTAAGGGTAAAAATATGGCAGTTAAGTACGCATTTATGCCATAAGTCAAAAGGATAGTTATTAGCATGATTGTAGGAATGTTATCCGATATGCTTTCAAATGTCCATTTGAATTGTGTATTCGTAAAGTTTTTTTCCATTTGTTTTTTGGTTTTTTGGTTTAAAATTGATTGTATTCTTTCTTCAAAGGAAAATTATCCCTTTTAATCTGCCAGTACTCCGCCATTAATGACGCTCTAAATTTGTAATCAGTATCGGTGTGATACCCTGATTTGTACACGCATTTACAAATGGATTCGTACAACTTTATTCCTTTGATTTTGTAATTTGCCTTTTTACAAGCCGCGTATCTTCCAGAGTTAAGAACACCAGCCCAAAGGTTCATACCTTCTTCGGTGGTTTCAGCACTCATAAATTTAGCCCTGATAAATTTATTTCTTCCTCTTATTACTTCGCGTGTTTTGTAAGTCACAGTGCCATGGCCTTTAAGAGCCTTAACCCCTCCAGCGTTGGCGTGTTTACGCCACAATTCAGTTTCGATTCCTTGAGAGGTTGCCTCAATGATAAAGAAGGAATAAATCATTGATACTGGAAAATCGGTTAAAACGTGTACATTCATAAGCATTGACTCATAACAATAAGCAAGGTATATGCGACGAAGCTTAGACCTGTCAACTCCTTTTAAATTCCTGAAGCCTCTACCTTCCAATGTTTGCCTAAGTTGTTCGCCTGATAACTTTCGCACCTCCCATCCGTATGAACGAGATCCGTAGGCGCTTTCATCAACTTCTTTTTTTTCGTCCTTACCTTGAATGGTTAACGACGTAATTTTGTGAACGTAAACAGTATCGCGCTGAATGATGGGAATAAATGAAGTATAATTGTATTGGGTGTTGATTGGTGAATAAATCAACCCAATAACAAAAGCAACTCCAACGGCTCCAGCTATTTGATATGGCAGCCGTTTATTTTGTGGGACATAAGTCTCGATTATTGGCTCTTTCATTATTCAACTATTTTTAGTTCCGCGTAAAAATGACCTCCATCATACTCGATACTTTCATCGTTGGCATCTGCAATAACATTTCCGTCGCAATCCTTAACAAGCCCTCCCCAAGTAAAATCTTCTTCTGGGAAATAATCTTCATTTCGCATTTTTGAATAAACCTTTTCAACAGCATGACGCTTAGAATAGGCAGATACTTCTTCGCATAAATCTTGATAGATTTTAGCGTTGCCGAAGTACATGACGGTGTAAATTTGCTTTTCCATTTTGTTAAAATTTAGTGATAATAAAAATGTTTTTTTGTTTCTTTTGTAAAAATATGTATAAATAATTATATAAAAAAATATTTATGTATTTATTTAAAAAAAAATCCCATACCGAAAGATATGGGATTAAAAACAACACTTTTAACAACTAATTACTTATTAAACTTACTAATGGAAATTTCTTTATCCGGTACCTCAATTCTTAGCTTCTTAAAATTTTCTATCGCTTCTTCAACTGTCGGAGCGTTGGTGATTATTCTGCCTGACTTCCATTTTATTTCCCAATACATCAGTACCATTTTTTTAAAGTGTCAATAATAAAGTAAATGGCATAAGCAAGAGTTAACAACCCTCCAGCGGCTACAATGATGAGAGCCAAATCCTTTATCAATTTTTGTTTTTCATTTTCTGTTAGCATGATTCTTTTTTTTCTTTTTGTTTTTTACGATATTCGGCTTGATAAGCCTTAATTTTTTCAATGTTTTTGTAATAATACGCCTTGTATTTGTCGTAATTTTTATTCTTACACTTCGTTTTATTCTCCTCGTATCTCCTTTTTTTGTTTTCTAAATTTTTAAGCCTTATTTTTTCCCTTTGATAATCATTCATGTTTTGGTAGTATTTTTTCATATACTCCGATTTCCGAGCTTTTTTTTCCTCGTCGGTCATGGCTATTTGTTTAAATAGTTTTTTGAGGCAACTGGATCACTTCCCTGATTTTTATACTTTGCATCGGCTTTTGATGCGTAATCGGTGTAAGGCATTTCGCTAATGTCATGATAGCAGATTTGCGCTATCTTCATGCCTGGGTAAATCTTAACAGGCTGGATACACGCAAGTTCTAAAGTCCAATGCCCTTTGAAATTCACATCTCCAAAACCTGCAGTTATGTGAACAAATAAACCTAATCTTCCTAATGATGATTTGCCCTGAATGATTGGAACGTGGCGAAGTGTCTCCGTATATTCAACGGTTGATGCAAGATAAAGAATGCCAGGTTGTAAAATCATACCTTCATCGGGAATAATAATTTCTGCATAATCGTTTTTATTCCTTGTATCCAATACCTGGTCGGTGTAGAGCAATAAAGTTTTTGATAGCGTTAAGTCAACACTATTTGTCCCAATGTTTGCCTCGATTAATGGCTCGATAACAATGTTGCCAGCCGCTAATTCGTCAAAGATGGTTTTGTCTGTAAGTATCATTTGTCTTCTTTTTTGTAAGTTTCGTTGTAATATTGTTCAGGCTCATGTTTCAAAGCCCATCCATGGTATAAATTCCCTTCTTTAAAAGCCTCCGTTATCTGCTCTTTTTCCATTTCTTTAGCATTATAAAAAAGGTTGTGTTTAATTGTTATAAATTCTCTTTTTGAAATTTCTTTTGCTTCATACCTTTCAATTAAAGAATTAATTTCTTTTTCATACAAATCTAATGACGTTGGTTTGCTCACTTCTTTAAATCATTTAATTCTGGATGCGTAAAATAAAACTCTGTCAGCATTGCAGCATTTGCCATTAAGTGTGCGGAGTGCAGTAGTCCACTTTCTTCGTCTATCATTTCACCAAGTCGCATGGCTTCAAGGTGTCGCATAGCGGAGGCAATGACAACAGAGAAGGGAAAGCCTTTCTCCCAGTTACCGGGAGGATATTTTTTTAATCCTTCAGTCCAAACCTTCGCATATTCCCTTTGTGCTATCGCTGGGCAAAGGTCGTATCGAAGTTTATTTTCATTTGTCCTAAATGCCTTGTTTTCGTCATAGTCTGGATTCCTGCCAGAAGCTATCATTAATTCCCTAACCCTTTGTTCATTTGTTTTTCTTTCTAATTTTTCAACTTCATTCATAATTATCATTTTGTTGATGTCAACGATATGGTTTAAATTTGCCGTCTTTCCGTGCTGCCAATTCATCCTCTGACGCGAATAGGTGGAAAGAAATGTCTAATCAGGGGAAAATAACATTTACCTAAACCCGAGGTCTGCAAATATCTTATGTAGTCATGTGACCTACTAATATTCTTTCTTGTCTAAAGCTACTAAGCAAAGTTCGATAATTATCCGAAGTTACGAGTAATAATCTTTGAACGGCCCTACATTGCTCAAAAATTGCCGTAGCTTTTGGGTATTTCCCTTTCACATAAAAATCGGTTAATGTGGAGGAGTGCTTAACTCTTTTGTACTCCTCCTCTGGCATATCACGAATGCAAGTCATCATAAGAAAAGAATAAATACTTTCGTTCATGCCAGATATAACCGTGTATCGAGAGTAATAAGCAGATAATTGTCTTAAATATTCGTCACATTCCTCAAGGTGTTCAGCACTAGGCGCAACCGAAATCCAAGCGTTAACCTCCTCACAAAAAGCCTTAATCTCTAACATCTTGCTATTATACTCTTTCATGATACTTTTTTAGAATGGAAATTTTTCGTCGCTTATTATTCCATCGGTGTATTTAACGCCATCTTGATAGCCTTTTTCGTAGGCTACTTTTAATTCATTTTCATATTTTGTCCATGCGTTTAAGCAAATTTCATTAAATTTAATATAATCAAAATCTTCTCTATTGCCTAATAAATCTAAAAGATATTCAACAGACGTTTGCCTTTCTTCTTGCTCTGTCATCTTAATTTATTTTAAAAATCAAAAAATCCTTCACTATCTCCCCAGAACTCTGGGCCCATATCCATTCCTTCCATATTTACCCTGTGGGCTGCTGCAATTAATCTATGCCATTGCCATCGGGCTTTTTCCCTTGCATCGCGTGAAATTTTAAAAGGAGTAACGTAACCTTCATTGTCAACCGCTATAATAAAGTAATCAACCGGTATATTTTCAATGTCGTATTTATGGCAATAAATGGCTGCCTGTAGGTCGTATTGATTATGTCTTATTTGGCTCCTTACAAGTTGTTCACCAGATCGCGCACCCATTCTTTTCAAATCCCAAATAACGTGCTTGCCATTCCTATCTAAACCTTCGGCATCTTTAATTCCTTTGTGTTTAAATCCTTTATAAAAAAATTCAGTGGTTACTTGAAAATCAAAACTATCTTGATGTAAAAGTCCCTGAAACACAACAGTACTATTATTTCTTACGCATTCAGATATAAATTCGCTATCGTCATATTGATCCTGAGTAATAACAATTCTTTTGCCTATTCTCATTTGAATAGATTCCCAAAGCGTTATTTGCTCCAGAGTTTCGGGCGATGGTTTTTTAGCGTTAATTTGCGCTATGGTAGGCTTCTTTACACCCTCTGGCATGATAAAAAACCTATCATGAAATGATTCTTCCTCAAACAAAAGGCAATCAAGTAGCGTACCTTCATCCATTGCTTTAGTGGATGTTCTTGTTTGCTCAATGTATCTTTTAAGGCATAATGGCGAATGAGACAAAGCCTTTAATCTTGAAAAACTAAGATGGGTTATTTCATTCATTTGGCTTGTTTTTAATAGCGTTAGCCATTTCGGTAAATACGGCAGCGTGTTCTTTGTATGCTAAATTTGATTTATACAAATACGTCAATTCTTCTATTGTACCGCAACTAAGTAGCTTATTTTGCAATTCATCAATATTAACTCCTGCTGATGGCTTAACTTCCGCAGCCTGTATAGTAGCATCCTCAAAAGCGGCTTTTTCTTCCTCAATATGTAGTCCTGAAAGTTCATCACTAAAAGCAATCTTTAAAGCCTTCGCCCTGGCACATTTGGCAATCATGTTAAATGGCATTGTAGCGGCTTTTGAATAGCTATCTTTTCCCGATGAAACGGCAGGATAATATTCGGCAAACAAAACCGTCGCAGTAAATGGACATCTAATCCCTCCAACAATAGCCCAGACGGTGACTGTGCAGGAAATAGGCATTTCTTTTGCAGCTTTTAGTTGGCTAGATGTTTGATAAGTGCCGTCAGAGATCCTGTTATATTGCTCTTCATCTATTCCGGCAAACCTTCCAGTACGCGCGGCTTTTTGTTGTAAACCATCTATTCCGACAATCGTATGGTATTTCATTCCGTCGCGGCTGTTATACGCGACTAAATAAATCTCCTTCTTAAAAGGAGATAAACCATGTTGACGGCAACTTTCAGCAAAGACCTCAACCTGTGCGGCTGGTGTTCCAGCAGGAATTACGCCTGCTTGTGCTAAAGTTTCAATTTGTGCGGGAGTTATCCCAATTTTCGCTACTTCCATTTTATTCAGCTTCTAATTTATCTCTAAGTTTAATAAAAGTTAATCTTTCGCTCACATATTCAAAATCAATAGCTTCAACCATTAGGCTATTAAACAAAGATTTGTATTGAGGCAAGACATTTTCAAAATTAAAAATATCGTCTATTGCTTTCTCTACACCTTCGACGCTGGTGTCTTTTATGTGATAAACATCATTAAGGTAATTTACCACCATTACGTTTATATCGTTCATAATTTTGTAAGTGATTCGTTAAACTCTTTATTCATTTTTATGGCATCTTCTAAAATACCTTTGTAATATCTATGATTAAAATTACTGTAATCTGTATCTCCAATAACAGGAATTTCATTTATTATATTCATCATATATTCAAGTCTATGTAATCCATCGCGTGTATGCGTGTGTGTTACCATAGCGTAAATAGCTATGTGGTAAAAGGCTTCTGATATTGCTTTTTGTCTTTCTTCTTGTGTCATGATTTTGGTTTTTAAAATAATGTAGTTTGAGATTTTAACGATACAACAGATTTTAAATTAGCTTTAGCTAAATCATAGTAGCTTTCTTTTAATTCAAAACCTATGCCTTTTCTATTCATTTTTACAGCCTGATACACTTCACTACCAATACCCATGAATGGAGTAAAAACAGTATCGCCTTTATTTGAATATAGATGAATTAATCTTTCAATGGTATCTAATTGTAGCGGACAAATATGCTTTTCATCATTTTCTTCTCTACCATTTCTGTATCCTTGCAATGTATTTCCATAATTAATATCCATCCATACAGGCGAAGCGTATTTTTGCCACAAATCAACGCTTAATTCAGTATTTTTTACAGGATTACTTCTTTCTCCATCTTTCCTAAAAATCATAACATAATCAGGAATACCTACTCTGGACATCGTGGAATCTTTTTTTACCTGTTTATGCAATAATCCTAATGCTTTAGTCCTTTGCATTTCTACTACTGGATCCTTCCAAATAGTAATTCTACTCGCATAAATAAATCCAGCTTCTTCAAATGCTTTTAAAATCATTCCTGAAAAGTCTCTTAATCCAATATAGCCTTCTTTACCTTTTTGAATAGGTAAATCCATACAATGAACACAAACATTCCTTCCTTGCATCATTACCCTATGAAGTTCTTTTATTAAAAAACTAAACTGAGTTAAAAATTCATTGTAATCTTTTGAATTACCCATATCCTCAATGTGATTTGAGTAAGTATATAATTCTGCAAAAGGTGGGCTAAAAACAGATAATCCTATACTTTCATCCGGTAAATCTTGTATTAACTGAACTGAATCGCCTCTTTTGATATTATACCATTCGTTATTTTCATGAGAAATATCAAATACTTTTGAACTCATTATACTTCCAGATAAATTTAAATTTACCGCTTTTGCCATTTCTTCCTGCATTAGTAAAAATTGTTTTTGTTTGTAATCAATCGCTTGCTTAACATTACTCATAGTATCTGTTGTAATCAAATAAATGTTAACTTCATTTTTTTGACCAAATCTATAAGACCTTCTAATTGCTTGATACAATCCCTCAAAAGAAAAATCTAAACTTGCAAATATTTGATTATTACAATTTTGATAATTCATTCCAAAACTTGCTATTTTAGTTTTAGTAATTAATATCCTAAATTCGTTGTTTGCAAATCCAAGTAATTTTTCTTTTTTCCATTCGTTAGTATCACTACCTTTTACTTCTATCGCCTCAGGAAGTAATTTTTTTAGTAATTCTCCTTCTTCATTTTGTTTAATCCAAATAATAAAATTTTCATTTGGTTTTGAGTTTATAATGCCAACTACTTCATCAAGTCTTTCTATTTTAGTTAACCTTAATTCGCTATTAAAATTTGTAGCTGAAATTATAGCATCATTAAATAATTGTCCATTTTGCCTTTTTGGAGTAATTATTTGATTTTCCAATAAGTTTAGGTGAGGTAAATTATATCCATTCATCTCATATCCTATATCCATTGGCTTACTAAGCATAATAGACCATGTACCAACAAATTGATAGAATAATTTTGTAGCATGACCTTTAAGCCTCCATTTTGCCGTTTCGCCTCCATCGTGAATAAAATACATTGATAGCATTTCATTCCTGGTCATTACGTCTAAAAATTCAGAATGATTACCTAATTCCATCGGATCGTTTGGCGATGGTGTAGCGGTGCAAGCTAATTTATAAGGAGTAAATTTAAAATTTTCTAAAATATCCTTTTTTGTAGCACCTTCGTAATTTTTCAATATACTACTTTCATCAAGTACTATCCCAGAATATTGATTAACTAAAATATTATCTAATTGCTCGTAATTTACTACATCAATATTAGACATATCAATACCAAACTTTAATCCTTCTTGTATTGTCTGACCAACAACGGCCAAAGGAGCTAAAATTAATACTTTGCCATTAGTGTGTTTACATACTTGATTTGCCCATTCTAATTGCATTAATGTTTTGCCTAATCCGCAATCAGCAAAAATGGCATACTTGCCAGCTTTTAAGGCTCTTTTGACAATAAATTTCTGAAAGTCAAACATATTATTATTTAACATTGAATCATCAATATCAAATCCACTGCTAATATGTGTTTTTTGTTTTGTTTTTAAAAATTCAAGATAATTTGTCATTTTGGTTGTTTTTAGTGGTAAAAAATAGGGCAGCTGGGGGACTGCCCTGTGAAACAATTATTAAGCGTAAAATCAATTCCAAATAAGATAATGAGAACCATTATCAATGATATTAAAAATAGTATCATCACAATACAAGCCATGAAGATATTCCCTTGCGTCCTTATTGCGAAATTCGTTTTCTCCAATAACCGCATACTTTTTAGTAATGCGTAATAAATTTCTAATTTGTAGAGCTGTTTTCTTTGAAGTTGTCATGATAATGTGTTTTAGTGGTAATTAATCGTTATGTCCTGTTGACCTTTCAAAGATACAAATAAAAAATATCACTTGTATGTATTTTGTATAAAAAAAAATAAAAAAAAGTGAGACACAAAATATGCCTCACCCAAAAAACCAAATTATGACAAAAAACAAACGATTAATCTCTTAATAATACCTTTCGCCAGACGGCTAATTTATACGCCAGTGCGCGGGCCCTGGGTATATTTCCTTCTTCTATTTTTCTCATGTGGATCTTTCTTTCTATCAAATTATCAGAGGTAGGCTTTTCATTTCTTGCCATTTCCTGCGCTTCGGCCCACAACTCCTCTTTTTCTCCATAAAACCAATCTTTAATATATCCCCTTTTCACGCATTCATCATACCAAAAAATAGGTATTTCATCTAAAGTCTTATTGAAGTTCTTTAGTTTATTATCAAAATCCTTGTCGTAATCTTCAGCTACTTTACCCAGGCGTTTAATCCTATCTTCTTCTTCTTTCTTTGCCATTATATCGCTATCAATGGCATAGTATATTTTTTGCCTCCAAGTTATGTATGAGGATAATATTTTCCCTATCGCATGAAGATCCACTTTGCCGTATAATTTATGGTCATTTAAATTTAACTCATCCTTAGCAAATTTTTCAAAAGCCAATTTTATCTCATCAACAGAAATCAATTTGTAAGATGCTACAAAATCAATAAGCTCCATCAACTGATCGGGTTTTACTTCAATGCCATATACCGGTAACAGTTGATTTAAAACATGGGTAATTTTTGGTATGGCTTCTTTTGTTCCTGTTTTAAAAATCCTTAATTCTCGGTTCTGGATAACAAGTTGCACATCTTGTATTTTCTCTTCAACTCGATTTGCAATCATTGGTAAATTGTTCATGGTTTGGTTTTTTATAAGTTATAAATTTCGCGTTCAACTTCTTGCCAGTAATCAGATAAATCAAAGTCTTTATCTACTGATTTAATTTCTAAAATTTCAATTATTGCAATCAAAGCGCAATTCTTTGCTAACATAGAAACAATTATTTCCTGCCCTAATTCTCCGCCAATATTTAAAATAAGGAAATAGTACAGGTCGAAAAGTTCTTTTGCTTTTTCTTTTGGTAATTTGTTCATAATTTATTGGTTTTCGTATTGTTTCATTTTTTCCGCAAGAAGCTCCGCAATTCGATCATTCTTTTTCTTTTCAATCATTTCTGGACTACTGGTTTGATACCCGGTAAATATCTTTGAAAATTGTCCGTACAAAGTATTGGGAGTGAAATTTGCCCTAATCCATTTGTCGTTTAAATTCCATGCGGCCCTAACAAATACTTTAAGGGCTTCGATGCTATTTTCATTCCTATCTACCTTTTCAATATTTTTCATTAAATAAACCATTCCCCCAGCATCTTTTGGATTCATAAGGTAATTCCCGTTTTTGTCTTTTGGATAATTTGCTCCTGATAATCTTTCGAATGTTTCGCAAAATATTGTGAATGCTTCGTAGGTTGGGTTTGGCTTGCGCTGGGTTGGCTCGGCTTTTTCTTTTTTCGGGCAATTTTTTTCTTTTTCTATATTTTGTAATTCAGATATAAGTTGAAAAGGATTAACCTTGCCGTTTTTCTTTTCCTTAATTTCATTTCCATTTATTTCGATGGGCGAAAATTCTTTTGAATTTTCAGAAGATTTGTTTAAGTCTATATTTGTAATAGTCTTTTTTTGTTTAAAGTCTTTATTTATTAGTGTCGAATTTTCCCGTGTCGGTTTTTTACCGTGTCGGTTTTTTACCGTGTCGGTATTTTTACCACACGGTGTAAAATTTAGGATATAATCATAGCTATCAAATTTACCTGTTTCCCTTCTTTGTTCCCTATTTAAATATCCTGTTTCCAAAAGTTCTTCAATATACTTTCTAAGGGTGTCTTTTGTGTACCCCAGTTCCTTTGCCATTGCACCCTGATAAAATTTCCAATCATCAGGCATAGATGCCATGTAACAAAAAATAAAACGAGCGCGGTCGCTTAGGCTTTTGTTTCGGATAATCTCATTAGGAATAATGGTAAAATTATCTTTGATTTTGTTGTTTAGCTTATTCATGATTAATCAATTTTATTAAGATTTGCAAATTCCCCATGGTATTTTAAAGCAGCTTCGTTGTATGCACGGGCGGCGTCAATTCTTTTTTCAAAGCATCCAAGGTGATAAACAACTTTTTTATATTGAATTTGCGCTCTCCATTTTTGTTCAGGCTTAAACCAGCTTACACCCTTGTAACCACTAAGGTTATTTATATTAACCCTTCTATTTATAGGATTTTCGCTTCGAGTGCAAACCCTTATATTACATTTTCTATTATCTAAACCGTCACCAGAAATATGGTCAATTATATATCCGTCACATTTTACCAAAAGCCTATGCATTACAACGGGTATTCTTTTTTTGTTTAGGTAAATTACAGTTCTTGCATAATAATTATTCCTGTTTTGTTTGTAAATATGCCATTTAAATTGGTTTAAATACCCATAGTCAGCATCGTCAACGATTGCAACTTTTCCCTGAGTTAACTGAATTTCTTTAGCCATTTTTATAAAATGAAAAAGCCCATAAAGGCACTACTCTCTATGGGCTTATGAGGTAAATGATTTCCTCAAATACCTTTTGGAGGGTAGTGCTTCCTTCAAAAGGTTTCACAAAGATACGCTATTTCTTAATATTTTCCACTTTACTTTTAAACTCTGGATTCCCGATTAAACTTTTCAATTTAATCCATACCAACAACTTTTCAGGAGTGGTATAAATGAGTGCTTTGTCAAGCGAGGTTTTTAGAAAATTGTTCATTATTCTTTTGATTTTACAATATTTAAAATAATATCATCATTAAGATGCTGCAACCAATCGGTAGGAAATTCGCATATTGGATTATCCCAATCATCATCTTGATAAGCTACTATGATTTTCTCTTTGCTTACATACGACTTAGTTTTATTCGTATCAATGTTACCGTACTTTTCAGGGTAGCACTTTTTATGGAGTTCTAATATTTCTATTATCCGATTAATCCAGACTTTTGTATCGGTAGAAAAAACTACCCTTTTATTTTCCTCCATTACCTTACTTTTTACTTCTTCTTGAAATATAGTAATCTTCGCGCTTCTTTCGTTGTTCTGATATATCTCTGATTATTGTTTCATTATCCTCATCAAGCCATTCAATGTCAATGTAGCAGTAAATATTGTCTTTATAATGATTTATATCACTTACCGTTATTATGGTTTTATTATTGAAAACAAAAATAATATCCTCAATGCAAATGTCAGGATATAACTCTGGGTCGTGCTGATGAAATAGCATACATATATCAATGATTCTATTCCTTAATTTTTCATGTTCAATGAAATACTGTTTGTAATCGTTCATATTTTTGGTTTTTGTTTTTTTTAAAAAGTAGTAAGGATTTTAACCCTTACTACATAGAAACACTAATACACTAAAACACTCAACTAGAAAGCTCCTTGTTATTGATTCTTTTTGGCATGATAATATTTCAACTGCCTTTCTTTTATTTTCTCCTTATTTGCCTCATAATATACTTTCCTTTTGGCTAGTAATTTTGCCTTTTCTTCTTCGGTAAAGTTATGATATTCGTTTTTCCTGTATTTGTTGTACTTTTTTCTTTGGTAGTCGGATAATGTAGCATTATACTCCCTTTTTCTCGCTGCATCCATAATTAAAATGGTAGTTCTTCTTCAAGGTTTAATTGATTCCTTAAGTCCTGAACCACTGGATTATTTAAAGGATTTTTATAACCTATATTAGTTTCTATATTAGAAGTAGGAATACCTGCTGCCGTTGGCTTACCTCCAAACTCTAAGGAATTGACCATGCACCTAATAACCGCGTCGGCTGCTCCAGTGTTTTTGTTTATGTAAGCGTTAACGCCTCCCGATCCTTCCACGACTACAAAAGTACCCTTTAAAATGTGAGGTGCCAACTTTACGCCTCGTTCGCCCCAAATACTACACGTTACCCAGATTACTTTCTCCGATGGTGTTGGGCCATATACCTTCTCTGTGTGTGCTACACTAAATGAACATACAGTGTTATCGCCTACGTTCTTTACTTCGGCATCATTGCCTACTCTACCGCTTACTATTAGTTTAATCATTATTGTTTGTTTTGTTTTCGTAGTTTACTAAAGATGTTATGAAGCTAATCATGAATGGCAATATAAGGTATCTGAAATCAATGTTACATTCAAATGCGATGCCTATATACAATATCCAAAATACTATTTCAGCAACGTTGGTTCTATCTATCATGCTAATGTGTTTATATGTGTTTAACAATAACACAAAACTAAACAAAAAAAATTAACAAAATAGTTTTTATTAAAATAAAATGTATATTTGTGTAAAATTATTAACTATGACACAAAGAAAAAAGAATGTAATGATGAGCGATGAAACACATTGTTTACTTATGGAAATGAGAATGAAAATATATAGAGATAAAGGATGGTTATTAACTATGGAGAAAGTTATCCTTTATCTATTTGATAATCAAAGTAAAGGTTAATGTGTATGTTGCATCTATGATGTGTTTGAGCTGTGGTTGTGTGCCATGGCTTTTTTGTTTGCATCAAGGTTGCGAAGGGTGCGAATGTCTGAAAGACGGGGGGAGGGTCGAAATTTTACGCGATTGTCTATCCAC